AAGATCCGTAAGGGTGTCGCTGAATGTCTAATTAACGCTGCTGTATACGGTACAGGTATAGCGGAAATTGTAATTGAAGAGGTAAAAGAGGCAAAACCAGCCACTCAGCCCGTCCTAGAAGGGCAAATGACTGCCGTTGGCATAAATATTGCGACACGCACCATTTGTAGGCTAAAGCCTGTCCAGCCAAGAAATTTTCTTATAGATCCTGTTGCTGTCTCTATTGAAGAAGCAATTGGTGTGGCCGTAGATGAATATGTGCCATATCACCAAGTAGAACAACTCCAAGAGGTCGGTGTCTACAAGGACGTAGACATTACCCTTGCCTATCAAGATTCAGATATTGATGCAGATCCAGAACTGTCTAAACAGCCAGACGATAAGATTCGGCTGACTAAATACTATGGTCTTGTTCCCAAAGAGCTTATGGAGCTTGAAGAGGATTTTGAAGAGGAAGAAGACGATGGGATGTATATAGAGGCTATTGTCGTTGTAGCAAACGGCAGTATATGCCTGAAAGCAGAGCGCAATAATTACATGATGGGTGATAGGCCCGTTGTTGCATTCCCTTGGGATATTGTACCTGGAAGGTTTTGGGGGCGAGGAATATGCGAGAAGGGATATAGCTCTCAGAAAGCTCTGGATGCAGAAATGCGAGCTAGGATTGATGCGCTTGCATTGACTGTTCATCCAATGATGGCAATGGATGCAACTCGCATCCCAAGAGGCACGCAACCAGAAGTAAGACCAGGTAAGTTACTGCTTACTAACGGTAACCCTCAAGAAGTCCTCCAGCCATTTAATTTTGGCACAGTTTCACAGATTACTTTTGCTCAAGCAGATGCCCTTCAGAAGATGGTACAGACTGCTACAGGAGCGATAGATTCTGCTGGTATACCAGGCTCTATTAATGGTGAAGCGACCGCAGCGGGCATCTCAATGAGTCTAGGCGCTATTATCAAACGCACTAAGCGCACTTTAATTAACTTCCAAGAGTCGTTTTTGATACCTTTTGTAACAAAGGTAGCCCATAGATATATGCAGTTTGAGCCTGAAATTTATCCTGTAAATGATTACAGATTTCAGGTTACAAGCTCTTTAGGAATTATAGCCAGAGAATATGAGGTTTCTCAGCTTGTGCAACTGCTCCAGACGATGGGAACGGACTCTCCATTATATCCGGTTCTTATCCAATCGATTATAGATAATATGAACATCTCTAATCGTGAGCAGCTTGTTCAGGTTATTGCACAGGCATCTCAGCCAAATCCACAGGCTCAGGAGGCAGCACAAGCACAACTTCAGTCTCAATTACAGTTTCAAGGCGCACAAAGCGCAGCTCTTGCCGGTCAGGCAGTTGAGTCACAGGCTAGAGCTAAGAAGATTGAGGCAGAAACCAAAGCTATACCCGTTGAACTTGAAATCGATCAAATCAATGCTGCTACTAAAAATCTTGCTGTTGGGGACGCTGATGACAAAGAGTTTGAGCGTCGCATGAACATAACCGATAGATTGTTGAGAGAAAAACAACTTAATCTACAGGAAGCGGCTCAAACCCCACGGGTTCCGCCACAGCCAGAGGCACAACCTAACTAATGGAAGAAAATGATTATGAAATCTTCCAAGAGATGTTTCTGACTGAGGGTTGGAAAAAAGTAATAGAAGATTTGGAAGAATTAAGAAAGATTAACAACGATGTGCAATCAACGCATACTCTTGAAATGTTGTATAAAAATAAAGGAAAATTAGAAATTATAGATATTTTGCTTAGTCTTGAGACTACAGCAGAAATGGCAAAAACCGAACAGGGTAGCAATCTGAACTGGTGGTCTGATGTTAGTTCGTGACTTCGAGTGCGATGACGGCCACATTTTTGAAAAATTTGTTTCACATGGAACAAATGTTTTAGATTGTCCTGTATGCGGTAAAATTGCAAAAAGGATCGTTTCTGCTCCGATCTTTCATCTTGACGGATGTAGTGGGCATTTTCCTACAGCATCTGAAAAGTGGGTAAAGAAAAGAGAAGAAAAGATAGCATTAGAACGTAAGGCAGCCGAGTAAACGTCCTGCGGGTTAGAGAACCTAAAGGGTAGCTGATACAAGGTCTTAGGAGTTTAATGATGGCTAAAATTATAGATCCGGTTAAGGTAGATGAGGAAGTCAATGCTTCTGTCTCTGAAGAACCACAGGTTCAAGAAGAGGTAGCAGAGGTTCCAGAGCAATATCGTGACAAGTCTCCTGCTGAACTCATCAAGATGCACCAAGAATTGGAAACAAAACTTGGTAATCAAGGTAATGAGTTGGGAGAGCTACGCGGCGCGAAGCAAGAGGTTACGGAGCTTAGGAAGGTAGTTGATGACTTTATTCTTAATCAATCCAGTAATGATAAAGCCAAGGAGCCTGCCGAAGAGGTAGATTTTTTTGCAGATCCTGATAAAGCTGTTGAAGAGAAGATTGCTAATCATCCCCTCATAAAAGAGGCCCAGCAAACCTCGCTTCAGATACAACAAAATCAGGCAAAGCAAGATTTACTGGAAAAGCATCCAGATGTTGCTGAGATTGTCCAAGACCAAGAGTTTGTAAACTGGGTTAGGGGTAGTCCGATCAGAACAGAGTTGTTAACTAGAGCAGATCAACAGTTTGATTCGGCTGCGGCTGACGAATTGTTTTCTAACTGGAAACAACTGAAATCAGTGTCTAATAACACTGATAGTACTGAAAAGAATGTCAGAAAAGAAACTTTGAAAAAGGTATCTACTGGCGGAGCAACTGGAAGCACTGAAACACCTGGTAAAAAGATCTATCGAAGGGCAGATATTATTGAACTTATGAAAACTGACCCTAAACGATATCGAAGCATGGAACCAGAGTTAAGGAAAGCCTATGCGGAGAATCGTGTCAGATAAGGTGACTTAGATGGCTAATGAAACTTCAGGTGCTTATTTTACGGCTAATGCTGCTGTAGATAAGACTGCTGCTGGTACGTTTATTCCTGAAATATGGAGTGACGAAGTAATCGCTGCATACGAGAAGAACCTTAAAATGGCTCCTCTTGTAAAAGTTTTGAACTTTTCAGGTTCAAAGGGCGATGTAATTCACGTTCCCAAACCCACTCGCGGAAGTGCTAATGCAAAAGCAGAAGCCACTGCGGTGACAATCCAAGCAAGCCTTGAGACCGAATTGCAGGTTACTATTAACAGGCATTTTGAGTATTCGCGGCTTATCGAGGATATTGTAGAAGTACAGGCTCAAGCTAGTTTGCGAGCTTTCTACACTGAAGATGCTGGTTATGCACTTGCAAAGCAGGTTGATGACGATCTGTTTCGTGCAGGTACAGGCTTTGGCACAAGCACATTAGATATGACTGTCGTTATTGATGGCTCTACCGCTGCTGGTACAGCTTTTGAGAACGCCAACTCATTCTTTGTTGATGCGTCCAGTGGTCTAACCGCATACACCGACGATACTGTCGTAGCAGCAGATGTCTTTACAGACGCGGGATTCCGCGCTCTGATTAAGAAGATGGATGATAATGACGTTCCTATGACGGATCGTTCGTTTATTATTCCACCTACTCTGCGATCTGCGATTATGGGTATTGATCGTTATGTGAGTGCAGACTTTACCTCACCTCAGACTACTCAAAGTGGTTTGATTGGTCAGCTATATGGTATCGATATTTATGTATCATCTAACTGCCCAGTTATTGAGGATGCAGGTAGCAATAGTGCTGGTTCAGCAGATGTTCGTGGTGCATACCTTATCCACAAGGATGCAATCATGCTTGCCGAGCAGATGGCTGTAAGGTCACAGACTCAGTACAAGCAAGAGCATTTGTCAACGCTCTACACCGCAGACACCCTGTATGGTGTACAAGCCTATCGTCCAGAAGCAGGATTCATTCTCTGCGTTCCAGACGTATAAGATGAGGCATAGAGGGGGGCTTTGCCCCCTTCTTTCATCTCATGGCTAAAGATCCTAAGCTCAAGAAAGCTGGAGTCTCTGCTTATAACAAAGCGAAGAGGACTCCCAATCACCCCACTAAAAGTCATGTTGTTGTTGCTAAGAAAGGCGATAAGACCAAGTTGATAAGATTTGGTCAGCAGGGCGTAACAGGTGCGGGTAAAAACCCCAAGTCTGAAAAAGACAAAAAGCGCAGAAAGTCTTATTACAAAAGACATAATGCACAAGATCCCAACCCAGATTTTTTCAGTGCGAGATATTGGTCGCATAAAGTCAAATGGTGATGTAAATGGCAGTACGAATTAAAGTAAGGCGAGAAACTGGTGGTTCTGGTGATACACCCACAACGTCTGACATTGAAGCCTATGAAATCGCTCAAAATACTGCTGATAAAAGATTATTTGGCAGAGATGGCAGTAATAATATATTTGAGTTTGGAACTAACCCAACCTCAATTGCAACTGGAGCTATTACCGCTACTGGCACTGTAACTGCTAATTCAAATTTAAGCAGCTCAAATGCTGTACTAACAGGCGGTACAGTCAATGGCATGGTCATTGGTGGCTCGTCTGCTGCTGCTATTACTGGCACAGTTATTACTGCATCAACTAATTTTGCAGGCAACATAACTGGAAATGTTACTGGAAATGTTACGGGAAATGTTACAGGTAATATTACTGGTGATGTGACAGGTAATCTTTCAGCTTCAAGCGGTACAACTACTGTTAACAACTTGGTGGTAAATGGAACAGTAGATTTTACAGACACTGTTTTAACTAACCTAGCAGCCCCGTCTTCTGATACTGACGCTGCCACTAAGGGCTATGTCGATACACAAGTAACAAACTTAGTTGGTGGTGCGCCTGCTGCGCTAGATACATTGAATGAGTTAGCGGCTGCTCTAAATGATGATGCGGCTTTCAACACCACGATTACAAACTCTATAGCAACCAAACTTCCTTTAGCGGGTGGCACAATGTCTGGTGCTATTGCTATGGGGAGCAACAAAATTACGGGTCTTACAAACGGGTCTGCATCTGGTGATGCCGTAAACAAAGGCCAGTTAGATACTATGCTGCCTCTTGCTGGCGGAACCATGACAGGCAATATTGTTATGGGCAGCAATGTAGTTACAAGCAGTTCTAATCCTACTGATGATACTCATTTAGCTCGTAAAGCCTATGTAGACTCAATACTTGGTAGTGCTACATCTGCGGCAACGAGTGCTTCAACAGCAACTACAAAAGCCTCAGAAGCAGCTACGTCTGCCTCAAATGCGGCAACTAGTGCTACCTCAGCGGCTTCATCTGCAACTTCTGCTGCTGCAAGTTTTGATTCATTCGATGATCGTTACTTAGGAGCCAAAAGTTCTAATCCTAGCACTGATAATGATGGAGACTCTCTGCTTACGGGAGCTTTGTATTTTAACACTACTTCTAATGAGCTTAGAGTTTACACAGGTTCTGCTTGGTCACAAGCTGCATTTACCAGTAGTGGATTGAGCGACATTGTTGCGGATACCACACCTCAACTAGGTGGTAGCCTAGATGTAAATGGTCAAGATATTGTAAGTGTTTCCAACGGAAATATATTACTAACCCCTAATGGTTCTGGAGTTGTAAGAGTTGATGGATCAAACGGCATCGACATGGAGTCAGGTGCTATAAGTATCAAAAACTCTGGCACTCAATCTTATGTAAGGTTTTATTGTGAGTCTAGCAACGCGCACTATGCTCAGTTGCAAGCTCCAGCGCATTCTGCGTTTTCTGGTAATGTTACTGTTACCTTACCAGCAACGACTGATACATTAGTTGGCAGAACAACAACAGATACCTTAACAAATAAAACCCTCACATCTCCTGACATCAATACGCCAGACATTGATGGTGGAACTATTGATAATGCTGTTATTGGAGGTTCAACAGCAGCCGCTGGTTCTTTTACAACACTTTCTGCTTCTAGCACATTTACTCTTGGCGGAGTTGCGATTACATCTACTGCTGCTGAATTAAATGTATTAGACGGCATACCTAATACGCTCACAGCCACTGAACTAGGGTATGTTGATGGAGTTACTTCAAGTATACAAACACAATTAAACGCTAAACTTGACGAGCCAGTGCTTAAGAGTGGCAACTACACCGCATCAAGTGGTGATTATGTAGTAGTAACTGCTGGAAGTATAACTATTACATTGCCTGCATCCCCTAGTGCGGGTGATTATGTAACCATCAAAGACGGTACTGGTGCTGCGGCTACTACAAATTTTACCGTTGCTAGAAACGGGTCAAACATAGCCTCTAGTGCAGCAGACCTTACCTTCGATAAAAATTTTGCAAAAATTGTTATGACTTATATTAATTCAACTATAGGTTGGACTGTCTAAGTGAGTAATTTATCGGAGTTATTACCCTCCGGTGGAGGGCAAAATGAATTAGATTTTACAGCTAGTGGATCAATATCTGCTGGCAAAGGCGTTGTGTTAAATACAAATGGCACAGTTAGCCAAGCATCAACATCCGTTACTAATCTTATAGGTATTTCTCAAGCGGCTATTTCTGATGGGGCTTCTGGAAAAATAGATTTATTTGGAGGTTTGCATACAAAGCAAACTGGCTTAACAACAAGCTCTGATTATTATTGCCAAACTAATGGAGATATTTCTACTGCCGTAGTTAATGGAGGTTTAGTTGGTAAAGCTATAAATTCGACCACTATTAATATGATCGACCCACCACAAAGATTTACGCACGTTGCAGCAACTGGTGGAACGGTTACAACTGATGGCGATTATAAGGTTCATACATTTACGTCATCTGGAACCTTTGAAGTAACTGGTGCGCCCAGCAATGGAACAGTAGAAATATTGCAAATAGCTGGTGGCGGCGGTGGCGGTCGAAGAAGAGGCGGCGGTGGCGGTGCTGGTGGTTATATTAGTAATAGCAGCGTTTCCGTTTCCATTGCCAGTTACTCAGTAACCATAGGCGGTGGTGGTTCTGGTGCTCCAGTAAACTCAGGAAATGCTACAGATGGCATTGACTCTAGCATTGGTTCTTTATTAGATGCTTCAGTAGGTGGCGGTAGAGGCGGTGGTGATAGTTCGCCTAATGTTGGTGGTTCTGGCGGTGGTGGGCAAGGTTTAAATGGCGCATTAACTGGTGCAGCAGGCACAAGTGGCCAAGGTAATGCTGGTGCTGATGGCGTCCATGTAACAACCGCAGGAGGTGGCGGTGGTGCAGGCGCAGCAGGCTCTGGAACTACAGGTGGTGATGGTACATCGAGTTCAATAACTGGCTCTGCTGTTACAAGAGCAGGTGGTGGAGGTGCCTGGTCAGGCGGATCTGCTGGATCTGGTGGTGGCGGCACTGGTGGCTCTGGAACTGGCGTTGGCGGTCATGCAACTGTTAACACTGGCGGTGGTGGTGGCGGCGGCGGTGATGATAACCGAGGCGGTAACGGTGGCTCGGGTATTGTGATTGTGAGATACAAGTTTCAAAACTAGGTTTGTTATGGCGCATTTTGCAGAAATAGACAGTAATAATGTTGTTTTAAGAGTTGTCGTTATTGATGACGAGCATGAAGCAGACGGTGAAAATTGGTGTGCTAATTTTTTTAATGGTGGCACTTGGAAGCAGACTAGTTACAACAACAGTATGCGGAAGAACTACGCTGGTATTGGTTATACCTATGACAGCACTCGAGATGCTTTTATTCCTCCGCAGCCCGAAGGTAACTACGAGCTAAATGAAAGCACTTGTTTGTGGGAAGAAATAAATGAGTAACTTATCAGATTTACTGCCTGCGGGTGCAGGAGGAAAAACAGCAGATTTTACTGCAAATGGGGCTATTGCAAGTGGTAAGCCAGTAATACTTGAGTCAGGTGGTGATGTTGCTCAAGTAACAGAAACTACGGTATCACCATCGATGCCGTTAGGGAGTGTTACGCAATTTGAAGGAGGAGCATCACAATATTATAGCGTTAAAGCTGATCCACATAATGATGATAGGTGGATTATTACCTGGATGGATGATGTTGGTACAAAAAAATATTTAATAAAAATTATTACTCGCTCAGGAACATCGTTTACGCAATCGCCTGAAATAGACGCGGGTTTGTCTGGAACTAACAGCAGTGAACCTGGCGTGGCTTGGGATAAAGGAACAGCAGATAAAATACTAATTGTTTACAATAATTCTTCAAATGACGGTACGGCTAAAGTAGGAACAATATCAGGTTCTGCGGGTAGTGAGTCTATTTCGTTTGGTTCCGAGTTGACTTTTACAACCAAACAAATGCTTTCAGCCCATAGAAGCCCTCTTACCGTATTGTGCATGGATACTAGTGGTAATTACTTTGTTTCGTTTACTGATGGAGCCTCATCTAGTAACGCATATGGGCGCATATTGCAGGTATCTGGGACTACAGTGACAGCAGGAGGCTCAGATACTTCTATTGCTACTTCCGTTTGGGATCGCGCACAACGGGGCGCAATGCACCCTACAGATACAACTAAAATTATCTATGGTTATTTTACGACTAGCACTGAAAATATAAGAGAGTTAACTGTTTCGGGAACAACTATAACTGCGGGAACTAGTTACTCTGGCGGAACTATCGCAGATGGAAGTATTCAAGTTTTACCTATCAGCGCAACTAAGGTTGTTATGGGAGCTAGAAACAGCTCAAGCTATCCAATATACACGATTGTCACTAACAGTTCTGGCGCGTTTACTTGGGGTACACAAAATGTAGCGACCAGTACGGCTGCATATGCAGTAGACAGCGATAACAATTTAGATGGTGATTCATTAACCTTTATATCCGTTTATGCTCGAAATACAACGCCAAGATATCCCTATGGAATTACTTGTACGCTTAACTCAGGCGTATCGTCAATTACGTTTGCTACACCAATACAATTAGATAGCAACGAAAATGCTCAATATTACTTGCAAGTGGGACAGCAATCAGATAATGACGGTCATTTTGTAGCAGTTTATGAGCCGAGTACGTTTGATGAAGGGTTGTTTGTTTTAGGAAAGACAGGCGGCAGTAGTACAAATTTAACCGCTACAAACTTTGTTGGCATTGCAGATGCTGCAATATCTGATAATGCTTCTGGAAGTATTGTTTTGCAAGGTGGTGTTTCAGAAAAGCTATCTAGTCTGACAACTGGATCAACATATTATGTTCAATCAGATGGCACTTTTGCAACGACAGCAGGAAGCCCAAGTGTTGAAGCAGGAAAAGCACTGTCAGCAACTAAACTATTAATTAAAGGCCCTTAAATGAAAACTATTGTAGATAATGCAACAAATACTTCTCGTTATTTATTGGCTGATGACAAGCCTTTAAATATAACGTCTATGCAAATTGAAGTAGGTGATCCTGCAAACCTTGATTTTATTATTGGGGATTTGAATAGCAGTAATGCTACTGTTATTGAAGGTGTAACCGAGCCTGTGGATGAAGAGGGAAACAGTCTTTGGTTTGGCTGCAAATACTTTTGTGCTTCTGACGGAACGTGGACAGAAGACCCAAATTGGGTTGATCCAAGAATTATAGAAGATGACCCAAATTTGGATTAGCAAGAGAATGAGCAGTGGTACACGTTTTCGTTTTGATTATGACGATAGGAGGCGTAGAGGTAGCCAACGATAGCTGTCGTGAGGCTATGTGCTTTTACAATATCGATACCTGTAACTCGTTTGCAGCAAAGCTAAGACGCAGAGGATCGCCAAGCACATCAATTAACATTACAGCTTACTGCAAGCCAATACTTGTAGATCCTAACCAGGACGGTGTACGAGTTTACTAATGGCCGCTGAAATTATAGCAGCAGTAAATGTTTGCGCTTCTGCTTACCGCTTTATGAAGACAGCGGTTCAGGAAGGTAAAGACCTTAACGATATGGGTCGAGCAATAGGTAAATTTTTTGATGCAAGAGAAGAGATAAGCGTATTAGAGCAGCAAGCTACAAATAGTGGCGCAATACAGAAGTTGTTTGGCGGCAAGTCCATAGAGGCGCAGGCTTTAGAAATAACGCTTCAGAAGGATAAAGCCATTAGGCTTGAAAAAGATTTGAAAGATTTATTCTTATATTCAGGTAGATCAGACCTTTGGGAAGATACTATTAGAGAAAGAGCAAGATTGAGAAACCTGCGTATTGCTGAGGCAAAACAGAAGGCGCAGTCCAGAGCGGCAATGATTGATATTGCTGCGATTATAGGAACATTTGCAGTAATATTTATTGTTGTAATGGCAATAACTAGCGTGGCGGTAGAGTGATGAAATATCAGTTGTTGTCTAACATAGTTATTCTGAAGGCTTAGAGATGAAGCTAGATCCTGTGCTACTCAACATGGCGTGTAGCTGGTCAATCAAAGCATATAACGACCAGAATCGTGATGCGATAAAGATTGAGAATAGATTAACAGGCGCAACAGCATTCGTTGTGAAACGAAAGTCTATAGACGTTATTGTTTTTAGAGGCACACAAAAGAAAATAAACGACATAATTACTGATATATGTGTGGTTCCTGTGCCATACGCCGGCAGGCTTTGTCATGGTGGATTCGTAGCGCAGCACGCTTCAATATGGAGCAAGATTAAAAAGCATCTTGACCCAAAAAAGCGCACTCTAATTTGTGGGCATAGTCTTGGTGGAGCATTAGCTGAATTATCTGCGGCGAAACTAAATGGTAAGCATGACAATATAAACCTCATAACCTTTGGCAAGCCAAACGTATTTTTCAAAGGATTTAAAAAGCCAATGAGCCTCGATAATCAAATATCTTGTGTTCATGGCAGTGACATGGTGGCTAGAATCCCGCGTTTTTGCTATGGCCCATCAAGTTCTCAAACTATGTTGTATTTTAGTAATTCAGATTCTGACTATATAAATCCTAGTAAAGAAACAAGAGTTGCTGACAGAGGGAACCTAAAAGATCGGATAGCAGATCATCTGATGGAAGGTTATAACCAAAGATTAAAACGATTCTTAGATACGCAAGACAACGTAAAACCCATCAATAAAGAAGCGCAAAGGTTTATGGAGAAAACTGGATGAGAATACTAGCTATCGCAATGTTACTAACCCTTTCAAGTTGCACATCTGTTCAAGGTGTAATTGACAATAAAGAAATTTATTGCAGTCAGTTTTACAAAGGTATTAGAGCGGTAGGTAGGTCTGCGTTGTCTGCTACAGCAGGTGTTGTTGTCCCAGATGTATGTGACACGATTGATGAGATTGTCGCGGAGGAAGACGCCGAAGGCGTAGACAAAAGCGATAGCTGATTTACGACTGATTATACAACTGGTGTTGTTGTTTAAATGAAATTAGGTGGATTACTAAAGTCCCTTGCCCCAACGATTGCTAGTGCTGCTGGCGGTCCGATGGCAGGGATGGCTGTCAAGATGGCAGCACAGAAGCTAGGTATGCCAGAGGCTACAGCTAATGAGATCGAAGATCTAATTGAGCGAGAGCCAGAAAAAGCGGTATTGCTCAAAGAGGCTGATAAAGACTTTAAGAATCGTATCCGTGAAATGGAAATAGATCTTGAGTCGTTTAAAACTGAGGTCGAAGACCGCAAGGATGCTAGAGCTAAGTTCTCAGGGGATATAACTCCTAAAGTGTTTTGTATATTAGCGTTGCTCCTATACGGAGCATATGTAATGGCTGTAACTATTATGCCGCACGATCAAAACGATGAAACTATAATTAGCCTGGTTTTAGGCCAGTTGAGCGGTATTTTGGGCACTTGTGCTGCGTTTTTCTACGGCGGCTCTAACGGTAAAGGTGGTTAGGGAGTAAAAATAGTGTCTTTTGATGCTGATACATTATTTAGTCCAAATCCTGCTACTAACCAAGCAGGGCTAGTGTCTTTGCAGCAAGCCGCAGAAGCTGGCGGTGCGGTAGCAGGGGCTTCTGGATTGCTTGGTTTATTGCAAGGGTCATTACCTGGATTATTGTTCAACTTGATAGATCCTTTTGGTAGAAAAGAAGGCAGTTTAAAAGGCAAGCCAGTTGTTGAATTGAACCCCGAAGAATTAGCTCAAGCTGCTTATGATGTATATGGCGCAGAACAAATAAACCAAGAAATTTTTGGTGGAGAAGATACAACTGAAGGTCAGTTTGAAAGATTACAGGATATATTCAGAGAAGCTATTAACGTAGGAAATATAGAGTTAGCTGAAGATATTGCTAAGAATGAGTTGATCCAGAATGAACTATTAGAAAGCGATGTAACTGGCCAATCTGATGCTTTCTTTGATTTTGTCAACATTGCTGAACAAAACAAGGTTGCTTTTACCGAAGCAGAATTTGCTGAATTAGTAGCA